TACGGATTTAACATCACCTGATAACGTCTGTCTATGCCAAGCAACTACATCATTTGGTCTATCGTAAGTTAATCCTACTAATGTACCGCAACTACAAGGAAACCATAATATCTGAGAAGGTTCTTGCTGGTACGCCATGTCTACAACACCAGTGCCTGTAACGTGTTCGGCTAACAATGTTAAGTTAGGTGCTACGTAAGAGTCATTATCATAACTAAAAGTAAACTCTCTAACTTTCCTAGACGCTTTTTGTACAAATACAGTAGCTGTACCAATTCTAATAGGTCTGATTGAAGTGCTACCGTAAGTAGTCTGAGGTACAATCTTCACGTTGGTTGGAGTTATCGCCTCATCTAATGAAGAAGCGCTTACAATAAACTCACTACCTGATGTACCAACAGATAATGCTTTACCTGGTAATAACCACTCAATAGTATTCACCTCTTGAGAGTTGATCGTGTAGTTTAGAGCATCGTCATCGTTTGTACCGTATTTGTGATTTTCATAATCACCTGATGTAGAAGCCCATAATGTCTGAGGTCTTGATGAACTACCTGCGAACCATAATCTATCTTCATAGAAAGATACAGTCTTAGGATAACCTCTGTAAGAAGACCATGCTCCTTCTGACCATCTTTTAGAACCACCTGTCGAACTATCGGGTAGTCTTTTGACAACATCTGCTGTTACAACAGTGCTGCTGGTGTACGCTGTAATCTTAGCATATCCTGCACCATCGTGCATGAAGTCCCAGCTTACACCACCATCACTCTCATTTCCTTCTGTGTGAATAGGTGGTCGAGTACCAGTTGTTGCGCTACTAGTAGCTTTATATAATTTACCATCATAGTTACGAATATCACCTATAACTAACGATTTAGCTGTTTCCCACTCATCGTGCTTAGACTCAATCGTTTCAATGATTCTGAAATAAGAACCTACGTGAGTAGCCTCAAATGTAGCAGAAGATGCGGTTAATGTAATACCTGTGCCAGTAACTGCGGATGCTGTGATTGTAGTAGTTGTCGCATTCTCATCATTAAAAGCAGGCCAATCAAAATCTACTTCCGTTAGCGTCCATGCAGTATGACCTGTTCTAGCTAATTTGTAAGGAGGGTGGTTGGGGTGCGAGATGTAAGTAACGTCTGCTGATTGTGCATACTGCAGTTGAAACACCTCAGTGTGTGAATAAGGGCTTACTATCTCGTAAGGACTACCACCGCTTGTGATGTTACCACCGTCTTTATAGAATCTGACATACAGATCACCAAACTCTAAAATATACGCTTGTTCTGTGCTGTATTCAAAAGACAATAATCTAACTGTCTTAGATGAATCTTTAACTTCTTTTACAAATCTTGAACCTGGGCGTTTCCTAACAGGGCCGTGTACTTGAGGTAAAAAGTTTTCTAAAGTCTCACAACCGCTGACATACTTGTCAATGTCAGTACGACCCTTGAGTTGTAGAGATAGCTCTCCAGCATTAAATTGATTTTGTATCGGTGATGCTTTAGGCACTCTTAATACCTCGCATTAACCCAGTCGTCCTCTTCAAGAACCATCGGTGGGTTTTCTTGAGCGTCTGCTCTCTTAGCACGAGTTAAACCATCCACGTATTCTTCCCATAAGATGTTTCTCTTAGTATTGCTCTGAGTTAATGATTCACATAGCTCGTAAGCTAGTCTTGACGAAACAGCATCAACGAATAAAGAGTCGAACTTCACAGGGTCTGTAATTCTAGCAATGTAACGGATATATAAAACATCATCATTTGCTAGGATATTATTACCCTCTACCTGATATTCACCAGCGCCCATATCACGCACCTCTATCAAACGTAATAAGTCTGATGGTACAGGGTGTTGATAAGCGAAGCCCCAAGAAGGGGTTGTTGTACTTGGGGCAGTAGTTGTTCTTACTACGGCAAAGTTCCATGGGTGGTCACGCAACACTTGGTCGCGGACAATACCCCATGATCTGTTACATAGAGCTGAGGCTTTTGTACCGTCTGTTAGACTTGTGATTGCGCCATGACCTAACTTGTCAAGCGCTCTATTACAAATATCTACTACTGATGACATGTACTTACCTCATAATTTGGGAAAGGGGTGTCTCACCCCTTTCGGTTAGCTTAGTCTACTGTGTAGTAAACTGCTGATTTGATAGTACCTGAGATAGTTGCACCCGCAGTTGTGATAATCACATCTGTTTGAGCAGTATTCTCATAACCGAAACCACCAATAACACCGTCTTCACTCATGATGATCTTACCGTTAGCAGCAGTTGATGCTGTAGCAGTAATGTAACGATCATCGTCAGAAGCGTCACCTACTTTCAAAGTAGATGAAGCACCCAGCGCATCATGAATAATAACAACGTCATATACAGTTGCACCCTTAGGTAGACGAGCAACAGTGATGTCACTACCAGCTACCAAAGATGAAGCCTCGTATGTATCAAATGCTACTCTCATGCGACCATGCACTTGAGCAGATTTAACCTTTGTCGATGGAGTTGCGTCCATCGCAGTAATATTAGTACCTTTTACACTAGACATAATATTCTCCTATTATTCAGAACACAAGATTTCAACAACCTTGCCTTCTTCAGTTCTTGTAGCACCGAATGTACCTTTAACGTACACTTGATTTGAGTATGACTTGTCGGCACGTTCTGTAACTTTACCAGAAATGTCGTTCCATACACCACAATGAACACCTGACTTAGCCCAGGCGATAACTCTACGATCAGAAGAACCATCAACACCAAGAAGTTCAGTTTGAACGAACTTGAAGCCCATGAAAGTATCTACTTGACCTTGTACAAGTGCTTTAACTGTGTTGTAATCAGCAGATGTTACTTGTGTAGTACCAAGCATATCGTCTAACTGCTTAGCAGTTACAGCAATGTATAAAGGATCGTTTTCAACGTCTACTTCGTTAGCAAGAAGAATCTTCTTAGCTTCACGTAGCTTAGCTACAGTAAGACCAGCTGCACCAGCTGCGATCTGTTGTGCAGATGCAAACGCTGTACTAGTAGTACCGTTCTCACCAGTTTTAGATGTACCAAGAGCAGCATCAATGATGTCTGTATCCATAGCACGACCTAAAGCGTATGCACCGTTCTGAGCATACGGACTAGTTGGATCAATCAACATGCGTAATTTATCAGCATCGTCAATTAAGTCAGCCCACTCGTAGTCAGTTGGGAATACCCAACGTGCATCATGTGGTGTAGAGATTAATGGTGTGTCACTGTGGCGTGATGTACGCTTTTGTGCAGTAACAGAACCGATTTGTTCAACAGCTTTAGCGGCTTTACCCGTATAGCTACCCATAGTTACGCACTCGCGCAACTTACTTCCTCGTTGTTGCAACAATAAACCAACATTAGTTGAATATTGCTGTACAAACGCAGTATTTACTTCAAAACTCATAACAAGCTCCTAAAATTAAAAAATTCAGTCGATATTAAGGTAGCTTGTCCATCGTAATGATAGGGCTTAAACTAATCGGGTCATTCTAAGTTGTCTCATCTACGAGGCTTAGTTGTTACCTTCTTAGGTTGCGGGTTCGACTTCTTCCCACTTAATTCGGATTTTAACACATAGTTTTCCAACACTGTGCAAGTTTTTACAATAATCTCCGAATCTATTAAGCCAACTCTTGATGCTTGTGGAAGCACTGCCTCCACAATACGCATTCTAACCTCAATGCTATCCATGAGCAGCTTCCATCAATCGCTTCATTTTAGAAACAGCATCAGGATTACCACCTAAGTATTCACCCATGAATGATTTGTCTAGTTTTAAGTCAGACATCTGCTGACGAGCTGTTGCTGGAGTAAGGCCGAATGAGCCGTTACTGCTACCACGAGAACCATCTTCAAAAGAGTCTTCGCCCATCTTAGAACCAAGATTAGCAAATAACTTTAACATTTCAGACGTACCCATCTTTCCTTCTAAGTCCGTCAATGATTGTTCATCATAACCTAGAGCAGCAACAGCACGTTTACCCATATCCATCTGAGCATCATACCCCTGACCCCACTCTTTCTGTAGATCACCGATTGCTTTCTCGGACGCTTCTCTCTGACCAGTCTCGTATGCTTCCATACGTGAAGCATTCATCTCTTCATAAGCAGTAAGTAAACCAGATGCTTGAGAATCAGTCATGCCTTGAGCATGAGCGGTATCTCTAAACCAGTTAAAGAAATCAGAATCACCACCTTCAGGTAACTCTGAAGAATACTGGTCTGCTGTTTCAGGTCGACCTAGTTTATTAAAGAAACTACTTCTATCATCGTCCGATGCGTCAACACCTGGCATTTCAATTAGGTTCTTAGCACCACCTTGAAATTTCTCCAAGTTCTTATACGAACTCAACACATCTTCAACACCACCCCACCCTTTGTTATCTACATAGGCGTTAGTGTCTTCATCAAATCCAGCGTTCCATGCTGATGCTTGTCCTTCATTAGCACTAGCATTGCTAGCACCGTTATCGCCCGATAGGGCGGCAGTACCTGTTTCCATTATCTTACTCCGTTGTTATAAATCATTCATTGATTGGGGTGTGTTCCTCAACCAGGTTGTATATGTCTTCTTCTGTTAAATTTAAATATGCTTGAATCCTCAACCACACCTCTCGCCTACCTTCTAAAAGATAAGTAATTCGCTCATTATTAACATCTGCTGTAGGTGTTGTCGCTCTACAGAAACGTCTTAAATCAGCTAATACTTTTTTACCTTCGTGGTTATTGAAAGTGTTTTGATACGCTCTCTGTCTATGGATTGTAAGTGGGTTTAAGTTCATTGTTGTGTCAACATCTGATTAGCTTGAGCAGCATCTTTCATAGCAGCTGCCATAGGACCTGCTTGTTCTACCATCTGTTGTTGCTGTTCTGCTTCTTCACGTTGCTTTCTAATACCTTCAACATCTTCAGGACTACGTAATATAGGCATTGGAACACCTGATACTTCGGCAGTCATTCTAGCAAGAGCATCTCTATCAAACACATCTAATACAGTCGGGTCAATTTGAGCAAATGGTGCTAACAGCTCCATCGTTCTCTGAACACCAACAAGCTCTTCAGCTCTCTGCATACGCGACATTGGCGAATCATAGATAATCTCGTAATCACCACCTGCTTCTTCTAGTGCTGGTGGTAGAGGTGGTAACATCTGATGCGACTGTAACAACTCTAACTCACGTTCAATCTGAGGACCTAGTGCTTCAGACTGTTGTCTACCCATAGTAGGTGTCAACAACATTCCTTTTTCTTGCGCTCTAATAAGAGCTTCAGTAGCAGTCATTCTAGGTGTGTCAACTAAGATTTGGAACAATGTTACAAGGAACGCGTTATCAATACTTTGTCTACGCTGCTCCATCTTAGCTTCAGCAATATCAACTCTAGCACCAGTTTGTAGTGGTTGAATCAGTGCGCGACCGTCACGACTAACGCCACCCATGTTTAGACCACCTGGTGTCATGTTGATTGTCATCGCACCACCGCCTAACATACCATCATCGTGTAATAGTAGTGGCGGATCAATTAGTTTATGAGCTGCACGAATATCTGTCTTCGCCATCTCATTAAGCATCCTGATGTCAGGTAGTGCTGTCATTGCAGGTGAGCGTCCGTAGACTTCATCTGGTGCAGTCACGTATCGACTAATAGAATATGGGAATGAACCGTAACCACCTTCAGGTGCTACTAGTTGCTTATCTTGAACTGAGATATAGTATGAGGAGTAAGGCATACCTTTAGCATCCATGCGACCTCTTTGGAAATCATCTCTGGGTGCAACCACATGAATGAATGTGAACTCTTGGTTCTGTTTAGGGTTTTCTAATGCCTTAACAATACGCTCAGGCATCATGTCAGTACCCCATCGCTGAACTGCTTGACGAGCTGTAAACTTAAACTCACGGTAAACAGTATCAATAATTCCCTGATGGTTCTCTAGGAAGTAAGTATCTCTTAGATTAACACAACGGTATCTTAGACCAACACCTGGAACAAAGTCAGTAAATAGACTACCAGTACCAAACGCACCCATGCTGATCCAGCGCTCAAAGTTCTGTGACGCGAAGTTTGCTTTAGGTGAGTATCGTGCTGAATGTAGAATGTTGTTTACTTCATAGAAGTAAGCCTTAACATCATGGTCCTTGTTCAAAGACTCATCTGTTGTCTTCAAGTTGTGCCACTTCTGTTGTCTTGGAGTCAACATTGAGTCCATGACCGCAGCGAATCTGTCTAGTGCTATCTGTGGGCGAGAGTCGAAGATTTTCTGTGTCTTCTTTTCACCTTTTACTTGGTCGCCTACGAATCCTGTCTGTCTAGGTAATACCCTTTCAGCAATCTCTTCCCAGTGGCTTTCCCAAGTGGTTCTGTTACCTTTAACATTGTTAAAGTTATGAAGTACCTGATCTAAATCTACCATCACTCTTCCCTTAAATTATTAATCGTTCTTTCCCAAAGTTCCTCTTCAGTCATACCAGCTTCATCTTCTGTACGCTTAGTCCGAGCATTTATCTCGTTAGGCTCTATTATCTCAGCCAACACATACCTGAATACAGAGTTACCGCACCGCTTACCTTCCCATTGAAAGTGTAGCAGTGCTGGAGGATCTTCATACTGACCTAATACCGTAGGATCAAAGTCCGACTTTGTTACAGTCAATTATACATCCTCTACCCACCCCATAAATCCAGCATCCACCATAGCACTCTTATCAGTTGTTACCTCTAATCCTACAACCTGACCTTCCTCTACAGGAAAGGGCATGGTTAAGTTCATTGTAGCAGATGTGTCTTGAACAGCAATACCAGCGTGTGGAAATGTTATAGAATCAGATGTAAAATCATCACCATTAACACCCGTTGTTACTAATCTTACTATAGCAGACGCAGCGGCTGTACCTGATGAACTAGCGCCATATAACGATGTAATCATCAGTCTCTTACCCCTAGGTACTCTTCTAACACTAGAGCTACAACGTCTCTTACCTACTAAAATCTGCGAATACGTAATCGAACTATTCTTTAAACTAATAACACCGTCCGCGTCTTTAGACGTGCCACCTGACATGATGTGCATACTGTTTACAAACCTAATGTCTGTTGCTACCGTATTAACAGCGGTTGTACCATTCATGGTGACAACCTCAGTCTGCTCGTTTAATAAAGTATCCAAGTAATGAATCTTAACTGTGCGTATCCCAGTGTCAGCTGACGCATCATTAACACTTGTGGAACTAATGTTCATCTGAATACCCGTAGGTACAGTTAGAGCAGGTGTGCCAGCCATCGGCCACACCATGTGATCAGTTACAGCACCTGACGTATCTATCTCACCGAACGAATAGAACGGTCTAGCACCTGCTATCTTACCACGCGCTACCTCTGACTCATACGAGCCATAGTTAGTGTACTGATCTCTCCAAGCCATCTATCTACGCACCCAGTAGCTTGACCACAGATGTTTTAAGATCACCTAGTCCACCAGAGGTCAGCATTGTTGATGCTCTACCACTAGCTGCTCTTGAGCGTCTACGTGCTGCATCACCCGCTGCTTTAACTTCTTCATGTTGTACTGTTGGAATTGGTTTAGGTGCTGGTGCTGAACCGCCACCTCCGAATAAAAACGACATATCTTTCTCCTTGTTTAGTTTTCGCGATTATAACTTAGTTTATCACAACTATGTGCTGAATATGTCATAATCCGATACAGCTGTTCTGTTAGCCATCCTAGCTCTGCGTTTATTGAGGTTCATGTCTACTCTACCCACAGGCTCTGCGAAGGTCAGTCCTAGGGCATCACCATGATCTGGTGAGGACAACCCCCTCTTCTTCATATTCGCTTTAGTCTCCAACTTAATCTGACCCCTCATGTGTATGTCATACTCAGGACCAGTGAGGTCTTCTACCAGTCTAGGGTCATTATCTATCACGCCATAGGTCAACCACTCCTTCATCTCACCCCACATCTCAGCACGCTTGTTCAGATACTTATCACTGTCAGCAGCCTTTTCACCCGATTGTACTTCTATCACTCTGTAACCCAACTGCTTCAACCTGTCGACTACACCACCGCCTACACCACCACCATCAACGAACACAGCATGTGGTTTGTACTTATCTATCAGGTCGGCTACCTCGGTACTCAGCTCCATAGTGTCCAGTCCTTTAAACTCTTTAGGTTTTATCGACTTAGCATCTCTACCTTGTCTGAACCTAATCACACTCTCATCATCTCCGAACCGAGCAACGTCAACACCCATGAGCAGTGGTGCG